GCTCCCTTGTCTAATGAACGTGTTGATCTCAACTGATTAGGAATCGTTGTCTTGCCTACGACTACGTCCTCGGTGCCCAGAAACTCGTTCTTCATTAGCTTCTTCATATCATCAGGCGTGACGGAAACTTTCTCAGAGAAGTGCTTAGACATCTCTCCGCACCACATGTGGAACAAGGAGTTCTGACTCAAGGATCTAGCCGTGGAATATGCTTCCAACTTCCAGGCGACAGGTCTCTCGTAGTTCCAATCTTCAAGGTGGCGGCGAAAAAACCGCAGGACGGTGTCAATGTCCTTGCGGTTATTAATCATCCAGAACTGACCGTTCATGAGATGTTGCCCTTCCAGAACTCATCAACTAAGTCTTCAAATATCGCTTTTATCTCTTCCCACAGTTTAGTTATCATCGTCCAACTCCAGAAAATCAAACGGGTGCATGCCTAGCTGCTTGGAGACTTTGTCTACCAAAGAAAGCTTTGCGTCTTCTCGGTATCTCCACTGAGATACCTGCTGTTTAGTGATACCAAGCTGGGTAGCGAGTTCCGTAGAACTCACCCCCTTGATCACTTGGCCCAATCTTAGCGACTTACCAAAATTAAAACGGGACATCGTCATACACTTCCTTGCCAGTGAGCGCAGGTCCAGACGTTTTAGGCTGACTAGGCACCCAAACATCATTGATCTTGCCCTTCATGATGGGTTGGTTGCCAGAAGCGTCCTGCCGCCACAAAGCGATGTCTAGAGTCTCGCCTTCTTTGATGTCTCTGTGAGCCACAACTTTGCCGGACAATGTAGGTCCATTGGCTCGGTCGCTTTTCCACATTGACACTTGTCCACGATTATCATACTGCATTAAATTCTCCCTAAAAGAGTTAAGTTATTTTCAAGATCTTCCAGCAATTTATCAATCGCCGCTGAAAGGTTAGCGATGTACTTATCATCACGATCTATTTTCATGATTAGGTTGGGTAAGTCAGGGTGATAAGACATAAACCAGTAGTCTGGTAAGTCCATCAGCATCATCGTCCCCTGCACTTGCGCGTAATACTCAGGTGGCATTTCGTTCTTGTTGTGAAAATCAATCAGGTACTTCACATGCGTAGTGTGCATCGGGCACTTGATTTCTAGTCCAGACAGATCTTGGATTAGCCTGTCAGGGCTGCAACCAACAGTTTGCTCGTCGTTGGTTACAAACCCGATTTCTCGGCAGATTAAATCGGTCTGGAAGCTAAATACATTTGCGGCCTCCGGTTCTAGGTCTCGCCCTCGCTTCATGTGGAAGGTGTCAAAGCTATCAAATCGTTTGCCTGACATCTTCTCTGCAAGCAGTTCATGCATGTACTTCTCTGCACTGGCACTAGACTTGCCTGTGGGAGTCAGAAGGTCTTTAAATCTGCTGGCGGAGGGTACGCCTAGTCTTAGAGCGAACCACTCTTCTGATCCTTGCTCTACGTTATGAATCTTCATTCTCGCTTCCACTCTGGCAAAGTTCTTTTCAGCATATTCGGGACTAAATCCCTTTCTATAAGCTGAAATATCTCATGCTTCATATCTATAAAAACGCTCGCTAGTAAATCCAGCTCGTTCTTATTCAAAGAATCTTGCATGCATTCCCAAAACTCACAGTCAAATATCTCCATTTTTTCAACGTCAGCAAATGACTCCCAAATGCCGTAGGCTAATTCGTTTATAGTCATATCTTCCGAACGACCGTATGTTTGCCGAAAGGTTTTAGTCATAAAGTCTTTCATTACTTAGCCTCATTAGCTTGCATCGCTTTCTTCTGCTGAAGCTGCTTTTTGGCTTTCTCGTACTGGGCATCAGTAAGACTCTTGAGATTCTCTACGTTATAGACGTTCAGGAATGCTGACTTGTTGGAGTTGGTAGAACTTAACATGGCATCAAGACGGGCAACCTTCTGGTCAGAGATGTCCTCTATACCTAAGTCTTGAGCGTCTGTGTCTTCGTCCGCACATACCGCCCACATTGATTGCGCTTGATACCTTTTAAGATAAGTGGCCATGGACCCTAGATCCTGAATAGGATTCTTGGACGTTTCTGATATCTTCAGACTTGCGGTCTGTCTGATCCACTCACCTGAACCGTGGGATATCTGGCTAGAGACAGATACGCAACCATCTTGAGCTTCTACTGCTTGTATGAATGATAGTCCGTTAGCGGATGCTGCGGGACGGATACAACCAAGCACTGAGGTTAAATCAGCATACTCATTCTTGAAGAATGTGTTCTTAGTATTCTTGCCTGGATTGCGAATCTCTGACTGAGCTTTAGCTAAAGCTGTAGCGAGTTCATTGATGTTATCTGACTGTTCCATTCTCTTCTCCTTATGTGAAACAGTTACATAGTAAACTGTTTAGTTTAAGAAGTAAACAAAAAGAATAATCAGATTGGGAAAAAGATGTGATACACTACGATCTCTTCTCCCAGAGCTTCGGCTCATTTGGCCCACTTCGGTGGGTCTTTTATTTGTAGGTCCAGATGACCGGAGTAGTTTGACGGATGTCTACATGAACGAACGTCTTCGCAATACCTATTCCTGAAAATCCTAGCTCAAGAGCATTTGCCACGATAATGTAACGCTCGCGCCCGTTATTAATAGCAATATCAGCGGCACACCCTTTTCCATGTTGTCCAGGTCCATTCGGCTTTTTAACCTCGCGGCTATGACGAGGGCTTCTAAAGCCACTAGTAATGCGGAAGCTAAAACCGCATTTCTCGCGCAGCGCATCCAATGCCGCAACGAATTCTTCTTTAATCCCATTTTCTCCAGTCTCCCGACAGTCAAACTCTTCTAACGTAAAATATTTAAACATCACTTGTCTCGGTGAACTGAATTCTTTTTCTCATAAGTCCTCATCGCACCTAACCCTAGCATGCCCATCAGGACAGGCATCATAGTCTCTAGCGGCACTAGAGGTATGACGATATCGTATTCAAGCAACGCAAGGGCAAAGTTAGCAAAGGGAATTGTGATGAAGTTCCCAAACATCCCAAATCCGCATGACCAACCGATAAATGGCCGCCAGCCCGAAACAAAAAGGCTCTTGTGGGCCGCTTCAACCTTATTGACTTCTAGTTGAGCTTTAGAGATCTCATGAGCATGCTTCTGAGCCATCGTAGCGACATCATGGGCAAGCCTAGCTCTTTGGTCCTTGTCTGGAATAAACTTGTCCAGAAGACCTGTAATTGGACCTATAAGCGATTCTATCATTTTCGGATCAACTCATTAATGGCCTTCCACACTTCAACCATCTTTGATTCAATCACTTCAAGACGGTTAAGTATCTTGCCGATGGTCAGCACAAGGATGAAGAGGCCAGCAGCGATGGGCCAGCCTGAGACTATGACCTCCCAGACCTCCACTACTCACCTCGCTTGACTAGCTTTTTTACAGTGTCTGACTCCCAAATTCTGAGAGATAACCAGATGATGGTGAACAAACTAGCCACACTTGGAAGCCAACCAGCTAATGTAGCAACAGTGCCACCTACCGCTATTTGATCCATTACCGTTTTAGCTTCCTCTTCCATCAGTTCACCTGATCTGGTTCGTTGACTTCCTCAAACACTGGTTCTTCTTCCGATGACTGCTGTTGCTGCTGCTGATAAAGGCTTATTTGAGCCTCCAAGTCAGCGATTCTGACAGCCTGAGATGCATTCTGCTTCGCCAAAGAATCAATCTTCGCCATCGTCACATACTGGTCTGCCGTGATTTGCTGTTGTTCGCTCATATTCTTCTCCTAGTTTAGAAAATACATTTTATCGTTTTATTCGTTAAATTGCTATTTCTTAAATATGAGCAAGATCAAACCAAGAATAACGCCGAACCCAACAAACGCTGCCGTGAAGGCTACACCCATCTGCTTGGCAAACGCGATATTCTTGCGCCTGCGAATCTTGGCTATCCTTATTTGCTTCTCATGCTCCAGCCTAGATTCCTCGACTCTGTTCATGATTTCGCGGTAATCAGATCCAAGTCCGGCCATAAGCATCTGATCTTTTAAGGTCTGGTTGAAATGTGCCAACTGTCGTTTTGCCATTTGAATCTGTGTAGATTCTTTTACGGACAGGCGGCCAACGTATTTGCTTTCAACTTCCTGGATCGCTTCGTTTGCTGTTGCATAGCGACCCATAACGCTACTCAGATCCGTTGCATGACCGCTTGCCTCTTTGAGTGCACCAATCGCATCGTTTAAGCCTTTTACGACAGATATAACTGTTGCGATTTCGGCAATCATAAAACAAGGCCATTAAGCCCAAGGCGTACCGGCGGCAGTAGTCGGAGTAATCTGCGCGTCAATATTTGCTTGCAAGTTAGTCTCAACGTCTGCCTTTTCTACGCCGTTAGCGTAGCACCAGCCTAGCGCCATCGCTTCAGTCACATCGTCGTAAGGGGTGTAATCTGATGCAGTCGGATCAGGTGTAAATGAGACGGTGCCATAATTTGATGCACTAAAGTTGACAGCGTCATCGCCAGTACCTTCAGTCTGTGTCGCCGTGCAATTCCAATGCGCTATCACTATCGCCCCGTTCATGTCTTCGGGAAGCAAATCCCGCTCAAGTTGTAATATCTGCCAGTTGAATGTTGCCATTTTTATTCCTCTTCTAAGTGTTTAACGCGCTTGCGTAGTTGTTGAATTTCTTTAATGAGCATTGGCACTAACTTGCTGTAGTCCACGCCCATCATTTCTTCGGGGTCTTCCGGTGCTGACACAGCTTCAGGTGCAACTTCAATTAGCTCTTGAGCAATCATGCCGTAGTCTTGATGCTGACCGTCAGCTTTCCAATCAAACTTACGCACCTGAATAGCGTCTACTTTGCTACCTGCGTCATCAGCGTCTGCAATGTTTTCCTTCAGGCGAGCATCTGACGATGTGTTGTAGGCTGTTGCAGATGATGTAACAGTAACAGACCCAACGCTGCTGCCGCTCCTACGCATTTCTATTAGAGAGCCGTCTCCTCCAACGCGATTTAAAGAAGCTGGTGCGCCAGCGCTTCTAGATACTTCTAAACGACCCCCATAGCTGCCTGCTGAAAGCGCAATGCCTTGAACATTGTTGTTTGCCGGAAGATTGTTAGTGGTGCCTAAAAGTAAGTCTCCACCAGACAGCCTCATCTTTTCCGACCATGTCAACGCCGCACCAGCTCCAGAGGTGTTGTTGCCAGCCGATTGCCAGATGTAATCTGCGCCTGACATTACTAGCCGCGAAGCTGATCCGTTTGCGATATATTTCTCGCCGGAATTGTAATACCAGTTTTGCGATACATGCGTAACGCCAGCGTATGCGGAGACCATGCCGCCAGATTGTAGCTGCAAAGCACCAGACGAGCCGTCAGGCAGAACGAATGCGCTGGGAGTGACGGATATGCCCACGTTGCCTGACGAGTCTATCGTAAGTTTATCGGCTCCACCATTTACGCGTATTCCTACAAAACTATCTGTATCAGCAGAACCCCTGCCATATATTCCTGTATTCCCATCACCAATAAATAAACCGTAGGCGTTGTCTAAGAATATATGACCGCCCGCAATGTCCAATTTAGATGCCGGGGAGCTGGTGCCCAAGCCGAATTTTCCATCGCTTGTTATCCGCGCCCTCTCCGTGTTGTTAGTGCCAAAAGCAATAGTCGCGTTTGACGCATTCCACAAAAACGCACCGCTGGCATTATTGGCGTATACACCTCCTGATAAATGGAGGTTACGCCAACGATGACTGCTGATGCCTAAGTCTTGATTTCCATCATCTACCGCGCCACCCGTTGTAGTAGGGATAATTGCATTGTAAGCATTGTTAAATGAAATACCTGTAACGCCGTTTTCAATGTATAGATCACCACCGTTAACACCCAACGAGCCAATAGTTGTGCCAGAACGATTGAAGCTAAGAATGTCTCCATCCGACCCACCACGCCCAAGCATCAAAGCATCAGTGCCTCCAGAATACATATGCGATGTACCGTCTGGAACTAAGCCAATACCTGTGCCTGTTTCTGCATTTGTAGTCTGACCCACCAACAGGCTGCCATCATGTGTGAGCCGCGCCCTCTCGGTTGAGGTGCTAGTGCCAGATTGAATCGTGTGGAAAGCCATCGTTGAGCCGTTAGCAGACCCTTCCGCGTAACCCATAATCTCAACATATCGGGACGCAGTCTCAGCAATTCTTATGTTGCCACCACCAGACTTAGTGAACGTGGTTATGCCTGACTGATCAATACGGAGGCGTTCTGAGCCAGACGTAAGCATTCTCATAATGCCTGATGAGGAGTTGGCGCTTATGTCAAGAACTGGCACTCCTGCGGCAGAGTTACTACCCAACGAGCCAATAGTGCTGCCGTCTTTTCTTAATAAAACAATATTTCCATCATCAGTGTTGCGCCCGAAT